GTGCCAAGTTAGCACTACCTTCGCCAATCGCTCCTGCAAATATTTCTAAACTTAATCCTGTTTGTGCGGCTTTGGCTTGAACATCAAACAATGAACCACCAAAGTCTACACCCGTGCTAGATAACTGTCTAAATGTATCTATCTGTGAGTCAATAACATTTAGGAACATCTGTCCTATACCACCTATTGCTCCTCCAACTACAGGTATCGTACTTAACAATCCAGTCATGTGCTGACCGAAGTCGCTGAGTCTTGTACCGCCTGTTACTAATTCTTGAGCTAATCCAGACGTAGCACCGGCTATATTACCAAGTCCGGCTACTAAACTGCCGCCGATTGATTTTAGTCCTCTACCAAATGTCTTTAATGCTTTAGTACCGGCTTTAGTTGCTTTTGTGCCGTCCTGTGTTGCGGCAGTACCAGCCGTTGTGGCCTTGTTATTTTGTTTCTGGTTTAGTACACCAGCCTTTTGGGCTTTGTTGTAGGCATCCTGAGCTCCGCCTCCGCCACCACCGCCTCCAGACCCTAAGGCCTTTAAGAGTAGCTGTAATGTGGCTTCTGATGCGGCGTTTGATGTAACGCCATCCATTCCCCCGCCTTGATATGTGACTTGAACCATATGTTATATACCTTGTAAAACACACCCATAAATATTATATGTGAATACTTTATTATTTATGCCAGGAAAAAGATGCCAGAAAATATTGAACGCAAACTAGGAATCTGGCTGGAACATATCACAAAACCTCAGTCTGAGATAGGAAACTACAGCATTTGTCCTTTTGTAAAGAAGATGCCACCTGTAATCACTGCTGATAAGCTAGATATGGAACAGTTTGAAAACTTATCAGAAGAAGTTACGATCTACTGTGAAACAGAAGTAAATTCAACATTTACTGAAATAGACGAACTATGCAAGGCTCTTAATAACAAGTATGCAACTCACATATTTTTACCTGATCATCCACACAGGGAAACATTTATCAAAGGAGTAAAAACAGGAAACGGGTATGTACCTTTGATAATAGCACAAACCAAAAAAGAACTTTTGTCAGCTAGAGAACGATTAAGTAAGACTGACTACTATTCTTATTGGGACAAAGAATACCTAGAAGAGATATTTAATTATGGCGATATGGACAGAGTGGGATAAACTTACAGATGTTATTGTTGGTGACTGCCACAGCCCTGGAAGTTTTGATCAGTTATTGAGTAGTAAGAGACCTAGGAAACAATTCAATCTAATACTTGAAGAAACAAAAGAAGATTTACTTGCATTAACTAACAAGCTAAAAAGTTATGGGTGTAATGTAAGACGTCCTGAAACAATCAAACCACAACGTATTACATTACCTACGTTTGATATCAAGTTTCCTAACAGTCCTATAGTACCAAGAGATCAATACATTGTAATCAACGAAACAATATATCAAACATACACTAGTTTAACTGATAGATACTTTGACGGGCACAGCTTTTATAATTGTTTTAACGATACTGGCTATAACTGGATATCACAGCCTAGTCCGCAACTTACTGATTTAGATCCAGCAACTAGATGGTGGAATGGTGGTAAGGAAATTTATCATAACCTATTAAAAGACAAGGTGTTATGGCATACTGCTACAATGTACAAAGCAGGTGACAAACTTATAACAAACACACAAGGTCCAGGCACACAAAAAGGACTAGAGTGGTGTAAGAAAAATATTACCGAAGTAGAGATAGTTGCTAATGACAGTCCTGTAATGAACGGTTGGGGACATATTGATCATGGATTCTTTTTCGTAAATGATGAAACTATTGTTTGTGATAACATTGAGTGGGTACCAAGTTACTTGCGTGACAAACAGATTATTGAGATAGGACATTTAACAAAAGATCATATGGGTCCACTTACTGAACACAAAGAAGATTTTAACAAGACAGAGGGTATGTACAGCGAACAATGGTTAGACACTTATTTAGATAAGTGGAGAGGCTACGATCAAGAAATATCCTTTGACACTAATGTCTTAGTTCTAGACCATAACTGTGTTTTGTTTAGCAGAGAGATTCCTGAGCTGTTTGCGTATCTAAAAAAATATAAGATAGATTGTGATTATGTTCCTTTAAGACACGGCACATTTTTTGAAGGTGGTATACATTGTCTAACACTTGATGTTGCTAGAGAAGGTTTAAGAAGAGAAATATTCTAAATTAATAGTTGACATACAAGTCAATCTATAATGATCCGTATAGTTCCAAGCACTATGTTTTGTACTAGGTAAGAAAGTTACCCATTCGCCTTCGGCTACAGCTACTTCCTTATTGTCAAACTTCATACCACATTTGTGTACGTTAGGTGATGGAATAACAACTCCGGCCAAACAATTAATAAACGGAACTTCCTTGCCATCAACTATAACTTCAGGATCAGTATGTGGCATAATGCGGCCATATGGTTTTACAAAGTTCATTCCAAAATTTTCAACACCTTTGCACTCACTCAATATTTCTAATGTGTTTGAAAATTTATCTGCGTGTTCTACTGGGTCTTGGTTATCTCCTAGCTTTACAGCAATAGTACGCCAATTATCCTTAACGCCTGTGTTGTAAAAACTATCAAAATCCATACCAATTTGCTGTACTTTGCTGTAATCTGGCATAAAAGCATCAAGCTCTTGCTTTAACATAAGCCTAGCTTGTTCTAATTTTTCATAATCTACATAATTGGTTATTTTATAGTCAGCCATAAATTATATACGCAGTTAACTCCTTGCCATAAATATTGTTATAATATGATAGTATTATTTAAATTAAGCCGGAGAACAAAATGTCAGAAATGAAACCAGGGATTGGTGGAGCCAATCCGTTACAGAAATATTTTAGACAACCTAAGATATACGTAGCACTACCTAGTGGTGGTCATTGGTATCCGGAAGGCGCTTTGGAAATGAATGAAACCGGCGAACTTCCTGTATATGCAATGACGGCACAGGACGAACTAATGATGAAAACGCCAGACGCACTACTAAATGGTCAGTCGGTTGTTAGCTGTATACAAAGTTGTATGCCTAATATTAAAAATGCTTGGAAAATTCCTAGTATCGATGTTGACTGTATTTTAATTGCTATTAGGATTGCAACATATGGCGAAAAGATGGAGATTGAAACTAGAGTACCTAATGCAGGTACAGATCGTAAATTTGATCTCGACCTTAGACAGTTATTAGACAAGTATCAAAATGTCAAATATGAAAATGAGCTAACAGTAGGTGATATGAAAATCACACTACGACCGCAAACATATCAAGAGTATACTAGAACAGCAACAAAAACTTTCGAAGAGCAACGTATTGCTCAAGTGATAGCAGATGCTGAACTAGATGAAGGAGATAAGTTAGCTAGGTTTAGTGCTTCATTCCAGAAGTTGACTCAACTTACAGTTACTATGGTTGTAGATGGTATTGTATCAATCCAAGTAGGAGACGAGATTGTTACTAATCCTCAACACCTTCAAGACTTTATTAAAAATGCAGATAAATCATTCTTCACAGGAATCACAGAACATATGACTTCTCAGAAGAAAAAGTACGATGTTGATCCATTCTTGGTTCAAACAACTGCTGAAGAACAAGAAAAAGGTGCTCCTAAAGAGTTTGAAGTACCAATTACATTCGATCAGTCAAATTTTTTCGCATAAGGATCTTAAGTAAGTCTCTCGCCGAGATCCTGAGATTAGTCGATGACATGGAAAAAGAGACTAAGAACTTCAAACTTGAATTATCAAGACTTGTATGGTATATGCGTGGAGGTGTAACCCTTGACGAAATGTATGCTTCAGGTCCTGAGGATAGAGAAATTTTTAGTAAACTTATTAAAGAAAATTTAGAAACAGCTAAAAAGACTAGTATGCCTTTCTTTTAGGCAGTAGCTGGTTGTTTTTGTGTTAGACTTGCTTTTACTTTATCTTGTATACCCGCATCACTAATTTGTTTAGCTAGTGTAGGTAAATCTACTTTCATACCACTTGCAAGATCTCCACCGCTACCTGCTTTAGCTGGTTGCGATAGTTGTTGTTTAACAGCGTCAGCAACACCGGCCTTTTGTATATCGCCTGCTAATGATTTTACATCAACTGGTTTACCTGGAGTAGCACCTGCACCTGCTTTAGCACCACCTGGTACTATAGGTTTCTTATTTGCATGAGCTCCGCCTACTGCGGCTCCGCCAGCACCTGGTTTACCTAGTGTAGCATCTTTTTCAGGCTCTATTGGCTTGCCTGTTTTGTCATCTTTACCGTCTTTGTTAGCATCAACTGGTTTAGTAATTGGCTTGCCTGTTTTGTCGTCTTTGCCGTCTTTGTTAGCATCAACTGGTTCTGCTTCTGCCCCAGCTTTGGGATCTGTACCAGCACTTGCTCCGGCATCATCTCCCGTATCAGCTTGAGGTCTTGCTAACTTAATGTTTGACTGTGTTCCAACTGTGCCAATGGCTTCATCGTCCATACCAGCATCACTTAAAATATTAATAATACTTCCTGTGTCTGTTGGCTTGCCTGCTTTGTTCCACGCCTTCATTAATTTTTCTTTTGTAACTTTGTTTCCAAGTTGTTTACCTTGATTCTTAATACCTGCGGCAGTTTTGCTTATGCCACCTGCAACAGCGGCTCCGGCTTTGTCCATGCCTTTACCAACTTGGGTCATTCCTTTTTGTGTAAGGCTACCTGCTTTTTTAACGCCAGCCATTGCCGCCGCCTTCATTTTGTCTAGTGCAGGTCCTTCGTTCATTGTTTCTTCTAAGTACTCAACGTACTCGTAAATCATTTCGTTGTGTCGTTCTATTGACTCTTCTTTTTTCTCAGGCTCTACAAATTCTGATTTTGCTAATGCACCACCTAGTGCAACTGCCGCCGCGGCTTTTACAATGTTGGCCGCTGTATCGTTAACTGCTGTTTCCATTGAACCCGAAACTGTTCCTTTGAATATTTGATCATATAATTCTTCTCTTACATCATCTGGTAAAGCTTCAAGAGCCTTGTCTAGATTTTCTGTAAATGGATTAGGATTTACAAACACATTTTTCATTTGGTAAACAGCATTTCCGTCTGCGTCTACACCTTCAATTGATACGTCTACTATTCCAGTGTATTCAGTTCCGTCTGGTAGTGTTTTACTAACTGTTGATTTAAATACCTCTCCAACTTTAATTTCGTCTGGTACACCATCAACCTGTAGGCTGTCTCCAACCTCTATAGAAGTTGACGCTGATATACGTGTGTTTAAGAATTCTTTTTGGTCTAATGCTCTGTTAAATCCTTGTGCATTTTGTAATGCTTCAATGTCTTCTTCTGACAAACCAGCATCTAATAATTTTTGTGTGTTTTCAGTAATCCATGCGTTGTCTGGAAAGTCTGCTGAATTTATTCCTGCGTCATTAAGTTGTTCTGCATCAAGCTCGGCAACAACTTCTGTATCTGATACTGTACTACCTGCGTCTTGGTTTGATGTGGTTGTAGTCTTATCTATGTTAACATCTGTACCTTTGATATCAAACTCGCCTTGTATTGCATCAACAGAATCATTTACTGATGCACCACCTATTTCACGTATCTTATCATTTACCTGGTCAAGCTGTCCTTGTAAAACTTCTTCTGCATCAGCATCTAGGTTACCTCGTGCTAATAATTCTTCCATGGCACTTCTTGACTGTATGATCTCTTTGGCCGATTCAGCAGTTAGATCTTCCATGCTTGTAGCACTCATTCCGTCTAGTTTTGTAATATCAATTTCGCCTGATGCATCATTAATAAATGTGTTTGTAATCTCTGGCGGTAATAATTCACCAATTTGATCACCAATAGCACCAGCCACCGCACCAAGTGCCGCGCCTTTAACACCTTTACCAACTGCTGTTGAAAGTTTATCACCTTTAAGTGTGTTACTTGCTAGTTTTAAAAAGAAACCAATTGCCGCACCACTTACAATACCTCCACTTGCAAACGCAAGTACTGAAGTCATTGCACCAATGATAAATGCCGCCTTGGCCGGATTGCCTTTTGCAAACTCTCCGTAACCATCGACCATTGTAAGTATCTTCTGGCCTGCTGGATTACCTTGTAGTTTCTTTTTTAATTGTGCTTTTAGTTTTTCAAACTGTGCATCAAAGTTTTTAATTGGTCCACTTTGTTGTGCCGCATCGGCTAGTTTGTTAATTTGGTCTGTAAGTTTTTTAGCTTGGTCACCTACTACTTGTCCTGCCTTACCTAATGCAGTTTTGTTGTTGCCTGAATCTATTGCAACTTGTTCTGCATCACTAAAGATTTTATCAATCTGTTTAGGATCAAGATCAGCTTCTAATAATTTATTAAGTCCTTCTACTAAAGGCCAAACATCTCTTTCCCACTTACCAACATATATGCGTTGTGCTTCGTTAAGATCTTGCCAACCCTCTGCTAGTATCTGTTCTGATTTTAAATTGTAGTGTGTAACTTCGCCTAGTTTCATTTTGCTGTCCTTACAATAGTGCCGCTAGTTCTTTTTTACCATTAGCATCTAAGCTATCAATAGCTTTTTGAATGTTAGCTGGTATGCCACCTGCACCTGCTTGTCCACCTGCTGGTGCGCCAGCACCACCGGCACCCGGTTTCGGTGCGTTAGGATCTCCAGGGGATCCTGGTTCTGTTCCTGCGGCCGCTTGTCCATCTGCAGAATTAAAACTATCTTGTGAAGTTTTCTGTAAGATGTCATCAACCTGTTTAGGTGTTAGCTGTCCTTGTAGACCTTTTAATCTGTTTAATGGTAATCCTTGTTTCTTCATAAAGTTAGATACTTGATCAACTGTTGGTTGTTTAGGGTTACCACCTGTTTGACCCATAAATCCTCTGTATTGTACAAACAATTCCTTGGCTTTTGCGTTCGCATCGTTTTTACCTGTCATTCCTGCGGCGGTGCCTTTGGCACCTACGGCGCCAGCCACTTTTGCACCTACTTTACGTGCAACGTTCCCTAAGACATTACCACCGGGAGCTTCATTAAACGTGTTTTCGCTTGTTATTTGCGTTATTTTCATGGTTTGCTCTCCTGTTACTTTATATTTATACATAATTCATCTCGTAGACCTCTTAAATATCTTATATGCCTCAAACAAGATATAATGTTATTGAGTGTAACACCAAAGAGGTTGTGACTCAGTGCAGTGATGAGTATGAAGCAGATTCAACTGTTGCACAGTTAGTGGATGTAAACCCTAACAAGCAATACGAAGTTGTAGCTGTCGAAGTGTATGATAGTGATGCGTTCCGTTATGGACGTGATCCTGAATTACACTAGTGTCTAGTAGATGAGCAAACAGCTCATCTGTGTTTTCGCTATGCTCAAACACTTTTTTCTTATGTATGATTAATATAAGTGCGAAGCACTTTTGCATCATGTAGATAGTTGAGCCATACTTCGCCCGTCTCCGGACGAAGTCGATAATAGCCATCATGTGAGATAAGCGTACCATCTTAACAAAGTAGATTACATATAATATGTACGGAGGCGGAAACTCGCCAACCCCCTACTACAGCCTTCGCAATAGTCTCGGAACACTAATATACCCCTGTTAAGCAAAGTATATTAACGTTGTGGTTGCTTTTTCTCAGAGCCACGATCTTTTAATGCCTACGTTAGCATCAAGCCGTGCAACGTACCAGTATCCAGTCACAGATCGATGTGACCTCAAGGTAAGTCGAGCTACCCCGACCAAACAATGTTGCTATATAGATGAAATTTTATTTGCCTACACAGTATATTAGTGTACAGTAATTCTTGTTGTTGTAAAAGTGGCTTATTTGCCTTTTAGGCCTTCACGCAGTATCTTAGATCCACCCACCCTAACGTTTATAATGCCGTTGTAGTAGTCATCTGTTTCTAATACCCTACGTTCAAACTGTTCTCTTGCCTCTAAGTAACTTGCTATGCCTCTTGATTCACAGTAATATAGTATTTCTCTTGTAAACTTGTCTTCGCCTAATTGTTGTACGTCCTGTTGTAGGTGATCTGATGAACCCCAATAGTCCTTCCAGTCACTTTCAACTTTACTTCTACGTTTATTCTTCTTACCTTTAAGAGGTGGTCTTGTTTTTTTAAACTTTGCTAGTTTCTTACCTATGTATTTTCTATTGTTGGTTGTGTTCGTGATTAGATACACGAATGCTTCACAATCCTCTGGTAATGTTTCTATTGATTTGCCCTTATATGTCCATTGCATATTGATACTTACTCAGTATCACTGCTAGACGTTTCTTTTTTGGCTTTGTACTCTTCTATGATCTCAACTCTACGGTCGCTACACAGTCTACGTATCTCACTTAACCATTTTCTTGCCGATCTTTTGGTACGTTCGCTCTTGCGTATTTCCCATGCTTCGTTGGCCTTGTAATATTCCAAATATGCTTTGGTTAGTTTATCGTGTGTATCGTCGTTGATCATTGCATTATTTCAACATCATTGTCATATGACGTAAATCCGTTTTCTTTAATAACTTTTAGTACGTTAGTTACACGACCAGCAAGTTCTTCCTTGTGCGATATAAGGTAAATGTTCTTCTGACGTTCTCTACCCATCTTCTTAAGAACACTCATACTGTTTTCAACACCATTTGCATCCATACCGCTATCAACCAACTCATCAATAAACAATAAGTTGATGTTTTGATATAAACTTTCCCACACATCACGGAATGCCCAACTCATACCAAGTATAAGTCTATTACGTTCACCTCTACTTAGGTTATCAAAGTCTAGATCCTGTCCTAGTTGTGTTATTTCAACACTTAGATCGTTCTTAAACACCACTGTATGCGGAAGTCCTAGCTTGTCTAAGTAGTATGTAAGTCTGTTGTTTAGGTATGCTAAATTCTGGTCTATGATCTTCTTACGTATAAAGCTGTCTTTGTTTGTTAACAGTTTGTATAAGAAGTCCATGTGGTCTTTTGTGCTATTAAGATCGTTTACGGTATCCCAATTAACTTCTTGTATTGCAGTTTTCTCTAAATCATCAATCTGTTCTTGATATGGGTCTAGTTCATCTGTCTTATCTTGTAAGCTCTTTGTTAAACTATCAACATTACCTCTGTGTTGGTATGCTTCTTTGGCAGTTTCATAGAATGTATTGGGTTTAGAGTCAAGGTCACCAACCTCTTCGATCAGCTTTTCTACTTTTTGTAGTTTGTCTGCCATGCTAGTTTGATAAACATGGGCATCACCATAATCCTTTTGTAACTTGTCTTTCATTTCTTCAAGTTTGTCATCATGTAGTTCTTGACCACAAGCATAACACTTGGCACTTTCTAGATCATCCAAGTCCTTACCAAGTTTGTTTACATTGTTATCAGCTTGTTCCAATGCACGTTCAACTGTTGACTTTTCTTTTTTAAGGTTGTTAAGATGTTTTGTGCTTTCTTCCCACGTTTTTAGTTTTTCGTGATCTTCTAGTTCATTGTCGATGTCTAGTTGTTCTAGTTCTTTAATTGCTTTTGCAAGTTTATCACAGTCTTGTTTGTTTTGTGCAATCCAAGCCTTGCGTCTGCTGTGTAAACGTTCAATGTTTTCTTTAATCTTTTCATTACTGCTTGTTACTGCTGATATCCTAGCATTTTCTTCAGTAAGTTTATCTCTAGTAATACGTGTTTGTTCTCGTAACAAGTCTGCCTTCTCAGAAAGTATTGTAATACCAAGTAACTGTTCTATAATAGCACGTTGGTCATTGTTTTTCAGTGCTAAGAAGGGCTCTGTGTAAGTATTAAGTGCCACAATATGCTTAAACATATCATGACTCATACCTAGCAGTTCATTTATGTCTTGTTGTGTTTTACGACTATCACCTTGTGACTGATCTGTAAGCTCTTGTTCTTCATTATTAATAAAGAACTTCATAGTGTTAGGCTTACGGCCTCTTTCAACTTTATATTCCTTGCCGTCTTTGTCAAATGTTAGTGTAACCAACATTCCTTTATTATTAGTTTTGTTAACTAGGTTATCTTTTCTAATGTTCGTTAGTGCTTGGCCGTACAGAGCATAAGACAATGCGTTAATTATTGTAGTTTTACCTGTACCGTTACGTGAACCAGAATCGTCACCTCCTTGATCTAAGTTTTCACCAAGCACTAACGTTAGTTGTTGTTTGTTAAAGTCGACTGCCTGTGTAGTATTACCCACACTCATAAAGTTTTTTACTGTAATGCTTTTTATCTTAATCATCTTTGTTCAAATCTCTATATATGCTCAGTAGTTTTGCTTTGTCAAAGCTGTCTGAGTCTATTGCTTCAATCTCTTTTGCGACAATTTCGTCCACACTTTCAAACTTTGTGATATCAATGTCTGAATTTATTTCATCATCTTGTGTATTAGGTATAAGACTAATTTCTCTACAGTCATAATCCTTCATAAATGTTTCTTTAATGAAGTTTGCTTCTTCATAACTAATAGGCAAGTCCAATGTAACACGTAGATACATTTTACTTTTTATAAGTGTGTCTTTCTCATCTAATAATCTTGAAAGTTTTACTGTTCTATACTTCGGACAGTTCCACCAGTTGATATATTGTGGTTCACCACCAGCTTCAAGTATCATCATACCACGTTCATCATCCCAAGCATCTGCGTAATTGTGAGGAAGAGCATTACCTATATAATGAACTGGACCTTTTACTTGGCGTTTATGGAAGTGACCACTGAATACATAGTCTTGGTTCTTGAAATGATCTGCTTGTAGTTCACCTGTGTCAGGCATCTGTACCATAGCATTCATATAAAAGTTTGGAAGTTCAAAGTGACCAAATATGTATTTGCTTTTTATCTTAGGAATCTTTTTCCATTCATCTCCAACCAACCAAGGTATAAGTGTAGTATCACCTTCGGTCATCATTTCGTTGACCATTGTAATACCCGGTATGTGTCTACCGAAGTCAATTGAATTAATATCTCTTTTGTCTTTGTAATATAGATCGTGGTTACCAGGAAAGAAATAAAACTTTTCAAAAGCCTTTCCTAGTTTCTCAAGGCTTCTAATAGTTGCGTCCATTGTAGTAATGTTCAAACTATTTCTATTATGATGCCAATCACCACAAAAGATTCCGGTCTCACAACCGTTTTCTTTCGCCTGCTCTATATACCAATCAATGAATTCTTCACAATCATCATTATGGATCTTAGAGTTACTCTTTAATCCAAAATGGATATCTGTAAATACTGCTACTTTCTTAAACAAACCTAATCCTCACCGTTAATATTACTATTGTACACGAAAAACGTGCATAAGTCAACACTATTTCTTATCAGAACTTTCTTTATTGTGTGCTTCAACAGATTTTTCCCACTGACCCTGATTTTGTCTAGTAAAGGAAGGATTCATATGATTCATTTCAAGTATGTCATCTCTAATATTTTGATTACGTTTTTCAATGTTAATAATTCTTACAAATGAATTAGTAACCGCCGCCGTGTAATAAGCAAACGGGTTATTAGATTTTGATTCATCGAATTGCAAACCAATCTGTGTTAGTTGGAGTATTGCTTGACCTTTCATCTCGTCATTATAAGTGTAACCTCTAACGTTACCTCTTGTTGCATAACGTTCACAAAGCTTCATCCACATCAAAGCCAACTTGTTTGTAGCTTGTCCGTGTGCCTTGTTAAATGATCCGTTCTCCATTCCGCCTTCCCAATGGCTTTTACCAACCAATACTAGGTTATCCTTGTCATCAAACTTGTAATGCACAAATGGTGGAAAATTAAGTTTTGTTTTGGTATCTGCTATCGTTTTAGGATTTTTCTTCCTACCTTTTTCTTCTGGAACGTGATCATACGTCATAACTCTAAATATAACGTTGGTTTTAGCAATCTTTTTGTAGTCTACAGCACATTCGGCCTGCTTAACTTTCTCGCCGGCTTCCTTCCTTGCTTCATATTCCTTCAAACCAAGCCGTTTCGCCTGGTTTCTTTTAGCTTCTGCTATAGTTCTTATGTTAATTTTGTCAACACTAGGTAAAATAATATCATATTGTGCATAATCGTCATCCGTATAACTGCAAAATGTGTTTTTGGACCTGTGTATTTCTTTCAGTATATCTCTATTGTTAAGATAGTTCACTCTTTTCATATTTGTTTACTCCAAACCTTAAATAATACATTATTATAAACTACGTAGTTAAAAAAGTCAACTAAATACTTGTAGAGGTTAACCAAAATGGCAGGAACAACATTTAGAGACGGTAAAATAGGCAAAGAGCATATAGTTCGTGCAGACGGCATGACCGACCGCGAACGTGCAATGGGATTCGATATGACTAACCATGGTGACATGGGTTCTAGTCCTGTAGACTCAGGAGCCGCAAAAGGCAATTTCTCAATGCCGGAGTTAGACTTTTCTAATATTGGTGCAGACATTGGCAAAAAAATACGTACAGCTTTAGGTGACGTACCAGTAGACGGAGAACTTAATCCAGGTGGATCAATTGGTGATGCAAACCGTCCAGCAAATGCAACATTTGGTAAAAGTGTTGAAAGAGATTGGCGTGTTAAGTTAAGTATTCCCAATGTGTCTCCATATGATACAGCCCCAATGCTTGCCCCACTTCGTAAAACAGGTGGACTGGTATTTCCGTATACGCCTACAATTATTGTTGCTCATAGTGCCAACTACAATTCTATTGCGCCTACACATACTAATTATCCGTATTTTGCTTATCAGAATTCACAAGTGGATCAGCTTGTTATTACAGGTGACTTTTTTGTACAGAATGGTACAGAAGCACGTTATTGGGCAGGTGCTTTACATTATTTAAGAAGCATGACAAAAATGTTCTTTGGTGGCGAAGCAAGTACACTTGGTGCACCACCTCCAATAGCAAAACTAAATGGTTATGGAGAACATATTTTTAATGATGTACCTGTAGTTATTACACAGTTTACAATCGACTTACCACAAGACGTTGATTATATCGCAATGGGACTACCAGGATCATCAACAGCAGGTCAAACTAACAGTCCAGGACACCCTGCTAATCAAGGTAATAGCACGGTACAAGATAAACGTAACTTCGTAGGCTGGGCACCTTCACAAAGTTTAATCACAGTTACAGTACAACCAGTTTACAGCAGACGTGATATTGCTAAATTTAGTTTAAAGAAATATGTTAACGGTGGATATGTTGGCGACGGAGGATTTATTTAATGTCAGACACAACTAGTCCTTGGAAGAATACACCTCTCAACAAAGCTACTAAAGAGTATATGGACTTCTTTAGAATTAGAGCCATACCTGCAAGTAGTGATGATGTTGAATATACCATTGCTCCACAATACAATCAAAGACCAGACCTGTTAGCACACGACATTTATGATAATGCAAGGCTATGGTGGGTTTTTGCACAAAGAAATATGGACATAATTGAGGATCCCATATATGATTTCAAATCCGGAACAACAATAAAAATTCCAAAGGGCGGACCATTAAAAAGTGCATTAGGAGGAGAATAATAATATGGCTCTTTCTAAAGAAGATCAATCAGTTTCAAATGCAGGTGCAGAAGGCAACATTGTTGAAGGACCAGATAAAGTAAACCCTAAAGACGAAAAAGAAGTTTTAGACGGCAAAGCAACTAATAGAGAAGAAGGTATAGACGGAGGGAGCTATCAGGATGCCGCTAAAGTCCCTGTCAAAAAAGAACCTACAAAAATTGTATACACAACAACTTCTAATATAAAAGAAAACATCTTAGATCAGTTTATTACACACAACCAAGTTTGGAGTATGTATTGTTTAAGTCCAAACGAAATGCAATTTCCAGACGATACCTATATGAAAAGCGAACCTGTGATTAATATTATCAGCGGTGCTGGTGGTAATCAAAATATAAAAGGTCGCAGAGTAACAACTGCACAAGAAGAGAATTTAGGAGCCAGGGTTGAATACTATATTGACAATGTAGTAATAGAAAGTGTACTAGGTCAAGGTGGTCCAAGTAGAATGCCCCCAGTACATCAATTTAGATTTGAAGTAACAGAACCTTACAGTATGGGAATGTTTTTAGAAGCATTACAAATTGCGGCACAAACATCTGGATATAACAGTTACATTGATGCTCCTATGTGTTTGATGTGTGACTTTATAGGACACACAGACGATGGACAAACAAAAAGAGTAGCAAGAAGATTCTTTCCAATTCAAATGTCAGGGGCTAACATGACAGTTGATGCAGGTGGAACAAAGTATGAGTGTGAAGCTATTGCAACTAGTGGAATGGCAAATAGAGATTCAGTACAAAGACTACAAACTGATATAACAGTTATCGGCGGCACAGTTGAACAAGCATTACAAAGCGGAAGCCAAAGTTTAACAAGGGTAATGAATTCAACATTACTTGAAAGAGAACCCACTGAAACACAGGCGTTTGCTGATGAATACATTATTGTATTTCCTAAGGCAGAAAATCTTGCAAGTAGTAACTCACAATCGGAACAGAACGATAGTGGCGAATCTGCAACGTATGATCCTCAAGAGGAATACAGAACAAGATACGGTGACACAGGCGGTAAGCAAGATGTCAACTATGAGGAATGGTTTAAGAATGTTACGGGATTTAGTGTTAAGAGATCTAAGACCTCAGATGCACTCAAGGCCCAAAGTGTAGAAATTGAAACCATGAACGAAATAGGAAAAGGTAAGCTACTTGAAGATAAGCTAGACAAGGGTGGAGTAAGACCAGCAAACTATTACGCAAGTTATGACAAAGAAAAAAATGTTTATGAACAAGGTAATATTTCAATACCACCTAACCTAAGAGCATTTAAATTTACAAAGGGAACCAAGGTTAATAACATAATTGAGGAATTAGTTGTTGGAAGTTCCTTTGGTAAAGAACTATTAGATAAAGAACCAGATGACAAGGGTTTTAGAGAATGGTTTACGATACAACACATGGTGTTTAGTGTTCCTGTAAAACAAGTGCAAGAAAAAAAAGCACGTATGCCTAAGATTTATCTTTTCAAGATTATACCTTACAAAGTTCATGCAAGTTTATGGATGAAGCCTAGTGATAATCCACCAGGTGTAAAGGAAATGATACGTGAAGTAAGAAAAGAATACAATTATATCTATACAGGTAAAAACAAAGATATCATAAATTTTGATATCAAGTACGACTATAGATTTTTTACACCAGTACCTAAAGACAAAGGTGCTGTAGCAGAACACAACTTTGCAGGAGAATCGTCAAGAGACAAAACAGAAGACGGTAAGAAACTTGTTGAAGGTAATGGAAGTTCCAGTTACACCGATCATAAGTTTCCTGTAAAACAGGTTGGTGCGTCAGATGTACAACCAATTGTTTCAGGTATGAGTGCAGTTGGTGGAGACGAGAAAGATAAGATAGCAAGAGAATTCCATAACGCACTGATCAACAGTAACGTTGACTTGGTCAAGTGTAACTTACAAATAATGGGGGATCCTTGGTACCTAAGCGACAGCGGTATAGGAAACTATCAAGCTGATGCAGGACCAATAATGTTTGACACAGATCAAAAACCACCACAGATGGATTACATAAGACAACAGGTTTTTATTTTATTAAACTTCAGAACACCTTTTGATTATCCAGACGAACTTGACCAGCGTCGTGTTAGAAACGGATCGATGGATAATAATTCTTTGTTGGACGGAAAAGGCTTTGTTGAAAAAGTTGATACGTTTAGTGGACTTTACAGAATAACAAGAGTAACAAGTGAATTTAGCCAAGGACAATTCAGCCAGACGCTAGAGATGTTACGTATGCCAAATCAAAGTGTAACAGAAGATGCACCAGAATCAAAAACAGCAAACTTAGAAGTTGAACAAGCAAAACCTAACGGACCAGGATAGACATGGCAGTACAAAGAAATCAAAACATAGACAGAACTAGTAAGCATGAAATAGTAACCATGGAGCCAGGCCCGTATGAGGCTATCGTTATCAATAACTTGGATCCAACATATCATGGTGCCCTTACTGTAAACTTGTTAAAAACAAACACAGCATCAAACGAAGCGTTTGCAGATGGCGAACTTTATACTGCAAAATATCTTTCACCGTTTGCAGGTAACACACCTGCGTTTGCAAACACAAAGAATGACAGCTACAAGGAATCACAACAGAGTTACGGTATGTGGTTTGTTCCACCAGACGTAGGAACAAAGGTACTTGTTATATTTGCAGAAGGTAATCCAAATATGTGTTACTGGATAGGTTGTGTAAATGACCAGTATCAAAACTTTGCAGTACCTGGCAACGCCGCAACCACATATACAACGGACGGAACACCTAGTTATTTAAAAGGTAAGAAATTACCAACGGGTGAATACAATAAAAAAATTGAAACAGCGGTACACCAGGATCCTACAAAATTTAAAAAGCCATATCAGAAAGAATTTACTGATAGCCTTATGGCACAAGGATTGTTGGACGACGAAACACGTGGTATAACAAGTTCAAGTGCAAGACGTGAAGTACCTAGTGCGGTATTTGGAATAAGCACACCAGGACCCATTGACAAGAGTATAGGATCGCCTAAAGCAAAGATAGGATCAAAGGAAGACTTTACAACGGTATTTAAGGCAAGACTCGGCGGAACCAGTTTGGTATTTGACGACGGTAATGACAAGTACCTAAGAAAAAAATCTGCAGGTGACGGAGCACCAGAATATGCAAACGTAAACCTTGGAGAGACCGACGGTAAGTCAGACCTATTACACAACGAATTAGTAAGACTGCGTACACGTACAGGACATCAAATATTATTACACAACACGGAAGATTTAATCTACATAGGTAACAGTAGAGGTACAGCTTGGCTTGAATTAACTTCAGATGGTAAGATTGATATATTTGCTGAAGACTCAATCAGTATGCACACAAAAAACGACTTTAACCTTACAGCAGACAGAAACGTCACAATAGAAGCAGGTGCTAATCTAAGCCTAAAAGCATCAGGTGATTACAAGGGTGAAAAACTTTCTGTAGGCAGGGTACAGGTAGAATCAGACAAGGACACAAACATACTTGTAGGTGGTAGCACAAAGATCACAACAGAAATGGACCTTGATATTAATAGTGGCTTTAGTAACAAACTTACAGCAGGTTCAACAACAGAAATACTCAGCTCAGGGAACCATATAGAAACCGCTTCCGAAATCCATATGAATGGACCGCAGGCGGCTACGGCCGCTACCGCGTCCGCTCTGTCTGTACATCGCGTACCTGGTCACACAATCGAAGGCATTCTTTCACAACGTTCACCACAGGAAGAACCATGGACACACCATGAAAACTTAAACCCATTGGCATTTAAAATAGTGCTTACGGATAGGGATTCTATTACTACAGTAACTAATCCACTACCAAACCCAACTACGCCAGATGTGTTCAAGAAGGAGTTTAAAGGATAGGTAAATATTGTTATGGCAGACTTATATAAAAAAATCACAGTTCCAACAGCAGACAGAGGCAAACCCGTAGTCACTAATCGTGCATACAAAGGGTTAAGCACGGTCAATCCAAATAACAACAGCAAATCCCTGTTTGACATAGCATTGATCAAACAAGATATACTGAATCATTTTCATATAAGACAGGGTGAAAAGCTGATGAATCCTACTTTTGGAACAGTTATATGGGACGCAATACACGAACCGCTAACAGAACCAATGAAAGAAGCCATAGCAAAGAACGTTACAAGTATTGTAAACAGCGACCCACGTGTGGTAGCAAGTAAAATTAACATAGATTCATATGAAAGCGGACTTCAAGTAGACGTAGACTTGATGTATTTGCCATATAATATTTCAGAAAGTTTAAGACTAAAATTTGATGAAAATAACGCACCGTATTAAGTACGCAGATTATGAAGTCAAATAAATAGTATTATATTAAGGAAAGCAAAATGTCGTCAACAAATAGACAAAATAGATTATTGTTAGCTGAAGATTGGAAGAAGGTCTATCAGTCATTTAGAAATGCGGAGTTCAAGTCATATGACTTTGATAACTTACGCAGAACAATGATCAACTATTTAAGACAGAACTATCCAGAAGATTTTAACGACTATATTGAATCAAGTGAATATCTTGCACTTATTGACCTAATTGCTTTCCTAGGTCAAAACCTAGCTTTCCGCGTAGATTTAAATGCAAGAGAAAACTTTTTAGAGTTAGCTGAACGTAGAGAATCAATTTTACGTTTAGCTAGACTCTTATCATACAGTCCAAAACGTAACCAATGTGCTAACGGCTTATTAAAGTTTGAAAGTATTGCTACAACAGAAGATATTGTAGACAGCAACGGAACTAACCTAGCTAGTCAAACTATCCTATGGAACGATCCGTCAAACATCAATTGGAGAGAACAATTTGAAAAAGTTCTTAATGCGGCATTACCGGTAAACAGCACAGTTGGAAAACCTATCAAGAAAGATACAGTTGAAGGTGTACCAACAGACCAATATAGATTTGATTCAAGCAACTCAGACGTTCCTGTTTATACTTTTAGTAAAAACGTTGACGGTAAGAATATGCAGTTTCAAGTTGTATCAACTAATGTTACTGGTGGAGTTATTGAAGAAGAAGCACCACTACCAGGAAACAACCTAGCATTTTTATACAGAGATGATGGACGTGGCCCAGGAAGTTCTAACACAGGATACTTTGCACATTTTAGACAAGGTATATTAGATCAAGGTACGTTTAATGTTGATTCACCAAGCACTAATCAAACTATTAGTCTTGAAGCAACAAACGTCAATAACACAGATATCTGGTTATACAAATTAGATTCAATTGGTGCTGAATCGGAATCATGGACTAAAGTTGATTCAATTGAAGGTAACAATATTGTTTACAACAGTTTACGTAAAAGCATAAGAAACATTTATGGAACTTTAAGTAAGACACAGGATAAAGTAGATTTAATTTTTAGTGATGGTACGTTTGGTAACTTACCAAAAGGACAGTTTAGGGTTTATTACAGAACAAGTATTAATGATCAGTATAATATTGTACCTTCAGATTTAGTTGCAATTAGTGTTACAATTCCTTACACTTCTAAAACAGGTAATCCAGAAAATATAACATTAAGTTTGGAACTAAAATATACTGTAGACAATGCTACGGTTTCTGAAACCAATGCAAGTATTAGAGAAAATGCACCAAGCACTTATTATACACAGAATAGAATGGTTACTGGTGAGGACTATCAAGTTAGTCCATTAGGAATCAGCCAAGAAATTATTAAAACTAAAAGTGTTAATAGAACAAGTTCAGGTATTTCAAGATACTACGATTTGTTAGATAGCACAGGAAAATATAGTTCAACTAATTTATATGGTGCTGACGGAATCATATACAAAGATAAGTTTACAGAAAAGAAAACATTTACTTTTAGTACTAAAACAGACGTACAAGGAGTTATTGCAAATACCATAACACCTATTCTAAGTCAAAAGCAAATGTTAAATTATTATTTGACTAACTTTCCTAAGACACTAGTTGCTGACTTAGGTGCTAAATGGTCACAGAAAACAGCTATAACAAATCAAGCAACAGGATCATTTGTTGATGTAACAGATTCTACGTTACAAGTAGGAACGTTTACAAGTAGTGCGTTAAAATTTATTGAAGCAGGAACACTATTAAAGTTTGTTGCTCCAACAGGTTTTCATTTTATGTCAAACAACAGCCATGCACTTATGCAAGGCAATGCAGATCATCCTAATGCAATAACTTACAAATGGGTAAAAGTTGTAAGTGTTACTGGAGATGGTAGAACTGATAATGATGACGGTACAGGACCTATCATACTAAATGATATTATTCCTACAGGTGCTATTCTTTCAGAACTAAGACCTAAGTTTGGTAAAACATTATTATCAGATGTACAGTCACAGATAGTTGACCAAGTATTTGCATTCAAAACATTTGGATTACGTTATGATGTAAACCTAAGACAATGGCGTATGATTACGCAAAACAATTTAGATATTACAAGTGACTTTAGTACAGGTAAAACAGGAGATGTTACTGATCAACAGTTAGACAGTTCCTGGTTATTGCTATTTGAAACAGATGGTGAAAAGTACACAATTACTTCTAGAGGACAAAGATACATTTTTGAAAGTAATGAAGAGATTAGATTCTATTATGATAGTACAAGCAAGATATTTGATAATAGAACAGGACAAATTATTAAAGACAAGATTAACATATTAAGCATTAACACACGACCAGACAGTACAAGTGCGTTTACTGTTGATTATCCTTGGGAAGTATCTAAGGAATACAGAGACGGTGACGGATATATTGATAGTAAGAAGGTAGAAATTTCTTTCTTTGATTCAGACAGTGACGGTGTAGTTGATGATCCAGAAACTTTTGTAACAGTTGTTGATGAAGCTACAAATCCATTGACGAAATATATCTTCCAAAAGAAATATACAACGTCAGATGGTATTGAAGATTACAAATATATGGACAATAGTTCCAATGCAGTACAAATAAAACAAAGCGAAAGTGTAGTAGGTGCATTAAGCTCTTACACAGACGGGCAAGTGTTTTATCTAGTTACTGAAGGTGTGTTTAAAATTTACAGTTCAACAGCAGGCACACTAGCATTAACAACAGACTACAAAGCATACGTAGGTAGAGATGGAATTAAATTCCATTATATTCACTCTGCAGACGATGACAGTAGAATCGATCCAAGTTCAAGTAACATCATTGACACTTATTTGTTAACTAGAACTTATGATACAAACTTTAGACAATACTTAGATGGCACAATTACAGCTAAACCATTACCGCCAAGTAGCGATAATCTGTTTAACAACTATGGTGGAGAAATTAATAAAATTAAATCTATCAGTGATGACGTAATTTACCATCCAGTAAAATATAAAGTTTTATTTGGAGCAAAAGCTGACGCTCAGGTTCAAGCTAATATTAAAATTGTAAAGAACCCAGATCAAGTTGTTAATGATAACGATATTAAAGCAAGAGTGATTTCTGCAATAAATGAATACTTTGCTTTAGAAAACTGGGACTTCGGTGACAGTTTTCATTTCTCAGAGATGGCTACTTATGTAATGAATCAAGTTGCACCTGATCTAGTTAACATTGTAATTGTTCCTAAGCAAGACTCACAAGGATTTGGAAGTCTTTATGAAATTAAGTCTGAATCAGATGAAGTTTTCATAAGTGGAGCAACAGTTGATGACGTAACAATTATCGATGCAATTACGGCAAGTAAGTTAAAAGCATCAGGTACAGTTATTACAGGAACAACAGCTACAACAAGCGGTGTTACAAGCGGATCAAGTTATACTTCAGGAAATACAACAAGTTCAAGCAGTTCTAGTTCAAGCAGTTCAAGTTCAAGCAGTTCTAGTTCAAGCAGTAGCGGATCGTCTGGGAGTGGATATTAATGTCATATGATGATAACCAAAACGAATATCCGTTACCAGTTCCAGGACAAGAAGACAAACGTACTAGAACTAGTGCAGAACATCTGCCAAGATACTTTCGTACTTCACATAACAAAAAGTTTTTACAAGGTACACTAGATCAACTTACACAACCAGGTGTTGCTGAAAAGATTAGTGCTTACTATGGTAGAAGAATTTCTAAAGCACGTAAGGCGGCTGACAACTATGTTGGTGATGTAAGTACTCAAAGAGAAAATTATCAGTTAGAGCCTGCAACAGTAATCAAGGACGAATTAAACAACGTTACTTTTTACAAAGACTATAACGATTTAAAAAATCAAATCAAAGCATTTAACGGTACTGTAGACAACGACAGTAAATTGTTTAGCCAAGAATATTATGCTTGGAATCCTAACATTGATTGGGATAAGTTTACAAACTTTAGAGATTACTATTGGTTAGAGAACGGACCATTGTCTATTCCTGTTGTTGGACAAGCAAGAGGACTAGTAAGCACATACACGGTTACAAGCCAAGACAACTTGGATAACAAAGCATACATATTTTCCACAGACGGAAATACATCTAATCCAACACTTAAATTATACAGAGGACAAACATATAAGTTTGATATTAATACTCCTGGTATGCCGTTGTCAATCAAGACAGCTAGAACATTAGATTCACAATACAATTATAGTGTAGGTATTAGCGATAGTACACACAGCACAGACGTTGGTATTATTGAGTTTGAAGTAGACTTACTTGCACCAGATACATTATATTATGTAAATGGTAACGATATTAATGCAAGTGGATTGATACAAGTTTATGATATTTTAGATAACACAGCTATTGATGTTGAAGCAGAGATAGTTGGTAAGAAAACATACTCAATGACAAACGGATATGAAATGTCAAACGGTATGAAAGTAAACTTCCAAGGTACAGTAACGCCTA